CCTGCCCAATTTCCGGATAAGAAAAGTAAGCATAATTCCCATATGTATTCTGTTCATAATACCGGACGCAAGTATTGTCCCAGGCTTCACAGATTTGTTTTTGCTGTCCGGTTTTTGGGTCGTCCATGATATAACAACGCAAAACACCGATTAGTTTACTGTCCAGTGTGCCGGAAAAGATAGGGATAATCTGCACAGGGTCAACAGTATGATAACAGAATGCACCTGTTTCATCTGTCCAATAATGCAGCCAGCCTACGCCAGTATTGCTTGCATCAATGCCCAATTGAACCGCTGTGCTTGTGTAATGATCGCCAAGAATTTCAGAAATCCGTGCATTATGGCTTTTCTGCCCAACATCAAAAACAGGTGGGAAGCTAAGCGCATAAGCAACTTTCTGCGTGACCAATAGGCTGTGCCAATCGTGGGAAATGCGGTTATCTGCTGTGCGCAATGGGTTTCCCAATTCGGATTCCACTTCGGCGGCACGCTGGATAACATGGTTATCTGTTTTGATATCATTTTGATTGGCAAAATAACGTCTGGCAGTTTCAGCCTGCCGGATGAAATTCATATGACCGCTTAAATGCCGCTGAATGATTTTACTGCTGATTACCACACGCTGACACCACCTTTTTTCATATCTCGTTCACAGGCATACCGTACCGCGTCAATAGTATGGTTATCTTTATCCGGGAATCCTGATTTGAATGTACTACCATCGGCTGTGCGTTCGAGTTCGTAGCCTGTAAATTCCCTTGCGGCATTAGGGCAGGATACAGGGTCAATAATGATTTCATTTAAATCCTGCAGCCAGCAGACGCCATGTTCTACGCTGCCGGGACCTTTTTTCGCTGCTGTTAAACGCACCCCGCGGGCTTTCAGTTCATCGTTGGAGCGTGGTTCTGCACTTTCTGCAATAACTTCTTTTCTCATAGGATTTTCCTGATGGATTTCATTTGCGATTTCATCGAATCCGGCACGATGTTTATAAAATTCATGGTAGATAAATATTCTGCGGCGTTTTCGGTCATAATGCAGCGCCAAATATACAAACGGATCAGGACCATAACCCCAGTCCAATCCGCGCCGGATATGGTCAAATGACTTCCGCTCGGATTCGGTGATTTCCCGTAATATGATATTGCGGAACACTTCACCGCCTGTGCCTGTGACCTCGCCTAAATATTCGTGTAGATAACGGGTTTCGTTAGTGGTTTGAAGCTGTTCTGCTTCCTGCAAAAACGGTTCACCTAACCAGTTTTCCGGTACGCTGCGATAATCGCTGTGATGGACCAGCGTATCTGAGCGGGTTTGCTGAAGTTCAATTTCGCGGTTAATCCAATTGGTTTGCGATTTGGGTGGATTGTATGTGTAAAAGATATCAAATTTATCACCACCGCGCATCAGGGACTGATTGATGGTATCAATTTCACCTTTGCCAAGAAATTCATCACATTCTTCATACCAGATGTAGCGGATGTATCCTTTGGAAACTTTTGTTGATTTGATTTTCTTGGGTTTATCCGCACCACGGAATAAAATACGTTGTCCAGTCGGCAGATAAATCAGCATCATTGGGCTGATCCGTTGTTCCCAAAGATGGGAAACGCCAAGTTTACTGATTGCCCAGACAAGCTGCTCATACACACTGTCTTTGAGATACAGTCCCACTTTACGCAGACAGACAGCATTTGCATCCGGATGCTGCATCATACCAAGAATAATTTCAATGGCTGCGAAACTGGATTTGGTAGAACCACGTCCACCTTTCAGCCAGTAATGTGTGATGTTTTCTCGTTTGATTGCATTATGCACTGGGTAAAATGCAGGCGCAATACATTCTGTCAAGTTAGTCATGGTTGTTCTCCTCCTTGATGTCGTCCACAATTTGTACAGGAGCGGCGCCGGATATATTGGCATCGGTTTTGGTGCCATAGCCGTATTTGCTCATCCAAAGTGCAGCCAGCCGCGAATCAACTGCACCCAGTTCAAATTTCGTCCGGGCGTCAATTTCGCATTCTTCTTTCATGCGCGTGACAATGTCAAGAAACTGTGGATTGTTCGCATATGTGTCGTAAAAAGCCTGTCGCGAAAGTTCTGCCCATACACAAAATCCTTCAATTGTACAGGTAATGCAGCGTTTTAATTCCTTGCTGACAAATTCAGAATTTTTCGCACTGAATTCATGGGTCAGGACAGTTTGATTATTGCACCATGCTTTATATTCTTCCCATGCTGTTTCCAGTGCTTTTGGTGTCTTAAATTTGCGTGGTCTGCCCATGAATCCACCTTCTTTCTTTTGGGCAATGAAAAAGCACCCTCACAAAATGAAGATGCTTTTCACAAAATTTTATTTTAATGGAGGTTTACCTGTCTGCCCTCATGCAGGCATTTGAGGCATATCCCTCCCAGCAATAGCCAGGAGGGTGAACCAAAGAGAGAAGAGAAAACACGAATCGGTAGTACCAAGCCCATCACCCGTGGTCTACGACCAATATCATAATAGCACATTACCCTTCGGCATTTTCGGCAGGTTTGGCTTTTTGCAGAAAACTATTATGCTTTCGCCGTGGATAACTTTCGTCCGTTTCTCCCATATGCAACGCCACCTGCTGCCAACTTAACCCGTTGACATAACGCAGGGATAATATCATCCGCATCTGTGCGTCTTCCACACTTGCTATGTAACGGTTCAGCCGATTATATTCGATAACAGACTGCTTGACTTTCAGCTCAATTAGATCCCGCTGTTCCGCAATCAAGATAGCCAGATTGCCTGTCTTATCCCCGCCGCCGACATGGGGCAAGCCTGTGATGTTTTGTACACCGCCAGATGCCGCCGCGGTCAGTTCAGCCAGCTTGCGCTTTTCTTCCTCAATCTCGCGGTTTAGCCAGTATAATTGTGATAGTTCCTTTTTGGTCAATGCTGGGTCATCCCCTTCAACTGACGGCAAACTTTGGCTTCCATAGCTTTGTGCAATTCAGACGGATTGATGCACAGGAAATACTGCATCTGCTGAAGCATCACCATTACATCCGCCATTTCCTCTACAACATATGCCCAACTTCCTTCACCATTTGCCAGTTTGCTTAATGTTGTAATAAATTTACTACATTTCTCAACCGTTTTTATCGCTTGGTGCTGGAAACCATAATGTTTCGCAATGCGTTTAATATTTTGATTCATAATAATCAGTCCTTTTTTGTCTATGCCTTATTTGTCTTCAGGTATCAGCAGCCAGGAAAGTGCGGATATATTTTGTCGTTTTGTGTCGTATGACCTCAAATATGTCGATTTTTGTATTATCATAAAACCATCTTTAGAAAAGGTGGTCTTTTTATGCAAAAACCAGAACTTTTGTTATATTCAATCCTTGGGCCGATTCGTTCCGATGTCCGTCCGCTTGCCTGTGCCATAGAAATAACAGAACAGCTCCTGTTTGTCCAACATGTTCCGATAGAGAATATAAAAGCAATCTCACATATCTATTCACGGGTTGCAGAACGACTCCAGAAACAAACTGCTACTGTTGCAAAAGCAATTGAACGCTTAACTCCTCTTTGTTGGGATGCGCTCGTCCTGAACAATTTGCTGCCCACTTATATTGGCGATCCATCCACGCAGATGCCACCCCCGCGGATGCTGGTCATTTATCTTGCCACGTATGCGCACTTTGAACTTCCTTTTGCCGTGGCGGTGAAGCAATATCCGGATGTATTCCTTCTGCCAGAAGCCGATATCAGTTTTGCTGGCATTGATGTTGAGAAAGCGATTCGCCGTGCGCAGGCTATGCCTGTTATCTCAGACGTGCCCATTTGCCCCGAATGTGGGGGAGAACTCAACCAGGCACAGGCTTATTGTCACAATTGTGGGCAGCATCTTGATTGGTCACAGTATGAAAACGCGCATCTTGCCTTGACCTAAACCCTATGCCTGTTTCGGCTATGTTCAAGGTTTCTCCAACAGTTCCGGATTGTCATAACTGTTTCCGATAAC